TGAGATTGCCGTTAGCCGCAGGCACGACGCTCTTGCGCTGCGCCTGCATGGCATTGAGCCATCGGGTCTTGAGCGTCGCAGGCGCAACGCCGTCGAACGGGTCGGACGACGCTTCCCATTCGTAGGTGTTGCCGTTGATCTCAGACGGGAAGGCTAGGAAATAGCGCCCGTCGCTCAGAAGATCGACGCCCTGCTCGAGCTTGCAGGATCGAACGCCGTCGACGTAGGCGAAAAGCCAGTGCTGTCCACCGCCCGCGGTGAGCTGGCACGGCCCGTCGTCGTCATGGTCTCCGTTGGCGTCTAGCCAGTCCCGCCAGCCGTCATTGCCGCCGTTGCGAGGGTCGATATCGCAGACGATGAGACCGGAGACGGCGCCCGCTGCGATGCCGACGTTGTAGTCGGGGTTTTCCTGCCACCAGCGTTTGATCTGCTCGGGGTCGGTTGTCGCATCGTTGACGCCATGCCGGGTTGCCGGCGTCTTGGCGTTGGGAAGCACGGGCAGAACATGCCAGCCCCACGAGGCGTATGCGAGCGCGGCATCAGCCTTCGTTGTCATTCGTCTCTGCCCGCAGCTCTCTTCGTGTTTTCACCTCCAGCTCATACTGCCGCGCCATTGGCGGGTATTTGCCCCATCGACTGATGACGTGCGGCCAGATGTCGAGCGCCTGGGCAAGCGCCTTCTTGGTTCCGTAGAACTTGATTGCCTCGTCTGTTGTCATCCCTGATTTACCTTTTGTTGAAGCATTTAGGTGTTGACACCATAAGCGAGAGCCTCTAGTATTTCAACCATGCGCGAACGGATTCACCGAAGGCGCAGAAGGAGATCGAAATGATTGTCGAACGTGAATATCGAGTGACGCGTTTTTCGTCCGTTGTCGGCCATGGGTCGTGCTGGCGTGTCATCAACGAAGTAACGGGCCTAGAAGGCGAAATCGTGTACCCGTCATACGATGACGCGAAGGTCGGCGCCCTTGAAGTTGGCAATAACTATCGCTCCATCGAGCGTCGCGCCGGATGGCGCTGAGGAGGCAAACATGGCTATTCAACTTAAACGCTCCTCCGCCATCGGGCGCTCCGGAGTCAAACTTCTGGTCTATGGCGCTGCGGGCGCAGGCAAAACGTCGCTCATCCCGACGCTGCCGAAACCGATCGTGCTCAGCGCCGAAGGCGGCCTGCTCTCGATCGCTGACGCGGACGTACCGTTCATTGAGATCAAGACGATCGCCGACCTGCACGAAGCCTACGACTGGCTCGTCGGCTCTGCCGAGGCGATGGAGTTTGAATCGGTGGCGCTCGACAGCATCAGCGAAATCGCCGAGGTCGTCTTGAACGCCGAGAAGAAAGCAACGAAAGACCCGCGTCAGGCATACGGCGCCATGCAGGAGCAGATGGCGGATCTCATTCGCGCCTTCCGCGACCTGCCTGGGCGGCACGTCTACATGAGTGCCAAGCTCGACAAGTCGCAGGATGAGATGGGAAAGATGCTCTACGCCCCGTCGATGCCGGGCAACAAGACGGGCCAGCAGCTCCCGTACTTCTTCGATGAGGTCTTGGCCCTTCGCGTCGAGCGTGATGCGGATGGCAACGCCTACCGCGCTTTGCTCTGCGACGGCGACGGGTCGTGGCTGGCGAAGGACCGCTCTGGAAAACTCGACCAATGGGAAGCGCCTGACTTTTCCGAAATCATCAAGAAGATCATGGGAGGCGCGTAATGGCCCTATTCGATAACTACAGCGTCGACGACCTCGCCGCCGACTGGCTCGAGGCGAAGCAGACGGAGCGCGCGGCGGTGGAGCATCGGCGCGACATCGAGGACGAGCTGATCCGCCGCCTTGAGATCGCATCGGACCTCGACGGCACCGAGCGTCGTGAACTGGATCGCCACGCCCTGAAGATCGTCGGACGCATCGACCGCAAGGTCGACGCCGAGATGGCGCAGGAGCTGGCGGCGGAGCACGGGATCGGGGAGTACCTCTCAACCCTGTTCCGCTGGAAACCCGAGATCATCCTGCGCGCCTGGAGCGCAGCACCGGAGAACGTGACCAACGCGCTCGCACGCGCAATTACCGCGAAGCCGGGACGCCCGAGCTTCAGCATTGAGGAGAAGTGAAAATGGCAAGACTAGACATCGGATTTACCGCAGACGAGCTTCCGGAAAGCCGTGGTGATTATGAGCCGCTGCCCGAGGGTTGGTATTCGGCCGAGATCGGCGACGCTGAGATCCGCGTCACGAAGGACGGCACCGGCCAGTACATCCGCTGCCGATACAACATCACGGGACCGACGAAGGCCGGGCGTGTCGTGTTCGGCAACCTCAACATCATGAACAAGTCGCAGAAGGCGGAGGAGATCGGCCGCCAGCAGCTCGGCGAGCTGATGCGATCCATTGGGATCGGACGCATCGAGGACACGGACCAGCTCATCGGCTGCCCGCTCCAGATCAAGCTGTCCATCCGCCCCGCGGAGAACGGTTACGCCGCGCAGAACGAGGTCCGCGGGTTCCGTGCGCCCGAGGGTGCGGCGCCTGCCAAGGCGGCTCCTGCGGCGTCCTCAGCCAAGGCCGCTCCGCCCTGGGCGAAGAAGTAAACGACAGCCCGCGCCGTGCGCGTGGGCTCTCCACTGGAGAGAACAATGGCCAAGATCCCACCGCCTCAGAACACGATCGCCGCGCTGATTGATGCCGCGCACGAGAAGATCCGCGAGGATAACGACGAGCCCCGCGAGCACCTCGGCTGCTCGACAGCGGGCCATCCCTGCGACAGATGGTTGTGGCTGTCCTTCCGCTGGGCGGTGCGGCAGAAGATCCCCGGTCGGACCCTGCGCATCTTCCGCCGCGGGCAAGACGAGGAGGCGACGTTCGTGCGCGACCTGCGCATGATCGGCGTTGATATTCAGGAGACGGGCATCCGCCAGCGCCGCATCAGCTTCGGCTGGCATACCGGCGGGAGCATCGACGGGATCATCGAAGGCGGCGTGCCAGGCGCAGAGCGCAAGCGGCATATCGCCGAGTTCAAGACGATGAACGCGAAGAACTTCGCCAAGCTCTCGAAAGAGGGCGTCGAGAAGGCGCAGCCGACCCACTACGTGCAGATGCAGCTTTATATGCTCGCAACGGGCATCGACCGCGCGTTGTACGTGGTCGTGAATAAGGACGACGACAGTCTCTACAGCGAGCGCGTGCGCTTTGATGCGACGGTGGCGGAGAAGTACCGCGATCGCATGATCCGCATCGCCCAGACGGAGCGGATGCCGCCGCCGATCAGTACCGACCCGAGCTGGTTCCAGTGCAAGTTCTGCCCGGCGTACGAGTTCTGCCATGACTACCAGCTCACGAAGCAGACGAACTGCCGCACCTGCGCCCACGCCACGCCGCGGGAGAGCGATTGGCATTGCGCCCGCTGGGATGACGCCATCCCCGTCGAGGCGCAGCGCAGCGGCTGCCGCTCGCACGTCCTTCATCCCGACCTGGTGCCGTGGAAGATGAAGGAGGCGGACAGCGAATGGGAGGTGATCTATCTGATCGACGGCACCGAAGTGCGCAACGGCGAGACCGGCTACAGCAGCGCCGAGATCATCGCGAATCCGCTGCTCTGCTCGATGAATGATCCGTTTGTTGAGCGCGTGCGCCAGGAATTCAGCGGGGAGGTTGCGGGGTGAATCTCAGACCTTACCAACGCGCCGCCATCGAGATGCTCTACGCCTGGTTCGAACGCAACGCATCGGGCAACCCCTGCGTCGTAATGCCAACCGGGTCGGGCAAAAGCATCGTCATTGCCGAGCTTTGCCGCGATGCGCTCCAGAAATGGCCCGAGACGCGCGTTTTGATGCTGACGCATCAGAAGGAGCTGATCGAGCAGAACGCGGAGAAACTGCGCGCGCTCTGGCCGGATGCCCCGCTTGGCATCTACAGCGCCAGCATCGGGAGGCGGCAGCTCGACCAGATTACCTTCGCGGGCATTCAGTCGGTGCGCAGCCGGGCGAAGGATATCGGACACGTCGACCTCGCAATAATTGACGAGTGCCATCTCGTTTCGCACGCCAACGTCGGCAGCTACCGCCGCCTTCTCGATGACCTGTTAGCCATCAACCCCGCCCTGCGCGTGATCGGCCTCACCGCCACGCCGTACCGCCTCGGGCATGGCCTGATTACAGACGCGCCCGCCCTCTTCGACGACCTCATCGAGCCGACGGACGTTCGCGAGCTGATAAAGGCGGGCTATCTCGCGCCGCTGAAGTCGAAGCACACCGAGCTGACGTATGACACCGACGGCATCCACAAACGCGGCGGCGACTTCATCGAGTCGGAGCTGTCGGAGCGCGTGAATACGACGGCGCAGAACGTCAGTGTCGTCGAGGAGATCATCCAGCGCGGGCGTGAGCGTAAAACCTGGCTCATCTTCTGCGCGGGCGTCGATCACGCTTACGCTGTATCCGAACAGATACGGGCGTGCGGTATCAATTGCGATACAGTCACCGGCGAGACATCGAAAGCAGACCGCGAGCGGATGCTCGAGGAGTTCAAGGCGGGACGCCTGCGAGCGCTCACCAACGCGAACTGTCTCACGACCGGCGTTGACGTGCCCGGCATTGATCTTGTTGCCATGCTGCGCCCGACCGCCTCCCCTGGGCTCTACGTTCAGATGGCGGGTCGCGGCTTGCGCATCGCGCCAGGCAAAACCGATTGCCTCATTCTCGACTTCGCGGGCGTCGTTGCCACGCACGGCCCGCTGACAGACGTGCAGATGCCGCAGCCCGGCAAGCCGACGGGTGAGGCGCCGGTGAAGGCGTGCCCCGAATGCGCAGAGCTGATCCATCTGTCTTACACCGTTTGCCCCGAGTGCGGCTACGAGTTCCCACAGCGCGATCGCACGCGCTGGCTCAAGCTGCACGCGGACGACATCCTCGGCACGTCCGAGCGGCGTATGGACGTTGCGCGCTGGATCTGGCGCCGGCACGTCTCAAGGGCGTCGGGTGCCGCGATGCTGCGCGTGACGTACTATGCGCGCGCGATATCTGACGAGCCGTTGACGGAGTATTACCCCGTCATGCACGACGGATATGCCGGGCGTAAGGCGCGGGGAGAGCTGGCGCATATTCTATGGTATTCAGCCGGAGAATGGATTCGTGATAACTCGTTAGACCTTGACGTTATCAGCCGCGCGCTGAATGATGCGCGACCGCCGCGGCGCCTGTTCTACAAGCGCAACGGTAAGTTTGATCGAGTCCACCGGAGAGAATGGTGAAGTTTGACGTACTCCACGACCTAGTTGTTGACTGGGCGGCCCAACGCCGCATCATTCCGAACTCGACGCCGTTGGCGCAGGCGAGCAAGACGATCGAGGAGGTCGCCGAGCTGGTATCGGCGATTAATCGCCAGAGCCGCGCCGAGATGTCGGACGCTTATGGCGACATCCTCGTCACGCTTATCATTGGCTCGACGTGCGCGGGATTCGATTTGCTGGAGTGTCTTGGCAATGCCTACGACGAAATCAAGGATCGTACGGGCCACCTTCGACCTGACGGAGTGTTCGTCAAAGATGCGCCATAAGGAGCCCGAGTTCGTCGTGCGATACCGTGACCGCCCAAAACCGCCCCGTTGCTGCCATACTTGCGAGCATTATCTCGAGGATGGCTCATGCGCCGAGTTCGATTCAAGACCGCCAGAGGATTTCGCAGCGACGGTGGACGCGTGTCCCGCGTGGTGCCAGCAGATCCCGTTCTGAAGGTCAAGTCAGAGCACCTCGAGCAAGCCGAGTTCGTCTCCTGGTTCCGCAAGACCTTCCCCGAAGTGCGGATCTTCGCCATCCCCAACGGCGAGTCCCGCTCCATCTCCGCCGCCTCGCGCCTGAAAGTTGAAGGCGTGAGCGCCGGCGTCCCCGACCTCTTCATCCCCGAATGGTTACTCTGGATCGAGATGAAGCGCTCTCAAGGAGGGCGCGTTTCGCGTGAACAAAAATCATGGATCGACTATTTAAACATTATCGGACATTGTGCAATAGTGTGTGCAGGGTGCAGTGACGCACGCGAAAAAGTGATGAAATTCATTGAAAAAGGACAGATACCTTAGCGTTCGCATACCTGCGAGCGTTGAAGCAGAACTCAAGCGCCGCGCTGAGGAGCAGACGCGGACGGTTGCGGGACAGATCCTGCACTACATAATTCGGGGAATGAAAGATGACGATAAAGCAGCGGATTAACCGTCAGCGCCTGCGCGCCGTTAAGCGCCTGGCGTTCGAGTTCATCGTATTGGGCGCGATTGGTTGTGCGTTTGGCGCGATGTTCTGGGAGGGTCTGCACCGCCAGCTCGACCTGCAAGACGCGCAGAATCAGCGCTGGGCGCAGGAGGCGCAGCGATGAAAGACGACCGCTGGTGGATTGTTCTAACCGACGACGGCTACAAGATCACCAACCATCCGCTGCGTTCAGCCGACCCCGTGCGGGGTCCGTTCGACAGCTACGACGCGGCGGTTGAATATAAGGAATGGTGGGAACGCAAGCAGATATCGCGTGAGCGCATGGCGGCTTACGTCGTGATTCTGTGGGTTGGGTTTGCGTTGATGGTATTCGCCGCCGCAGGCGCCGAGATGATTAGGGGATTCTTCCGATGAAAGAGATGATTTTCTGGGAAACGTCGATGGCGGCCGCCAGGGCAAAGACGCGCCGCATTCATAACCGCAAGTTTCCAGGCCTCGACCGCCTCATTGCGATGCTCGAGACCATGAACAGCGACGACATCGCGCGGGAGCTGAAGGTTACGCGCCATACGGTGACGAACTGGGTTCGCCGTCACGACTTGCAGCACAAGGCCCTGCGAATTAGGTACGTGCGCGAGATGGAGCGCGAGCTGCGCGCTGAGCGGCGGCGCATTGCGGAGGCCGAGCACGTCGGCAAGATCGAAGGCGGCATCGCGGCGATTTATGCGAGAAAGCGCATGAGCGACGCGGAAGGCATCAACGGATGGAGATGGAGTCGCCCCTTTGACTGCGTACTATAACGAATTCGACCCGTATGCAGCCCAATGGCTGCGCAACCTGATCGCTGCCGGGCATATCGCGCCTGGTGTCGTTGACGAGCGGAGCATTGTTGATGTCAGACCCGACGACCTTGCTGGATTCACGCAGTGCCATTTCTTCGCAGGCATCGGCGTCTGGTCTTACGCCCTGCGGCTTGCAGGATGGCCAGACGATCGACCTGTTTGGACAGGCTCCTGCCCCTGCCAGCCCTTCAGCGCCGCAGGAAAGCGCGGAGGGTTCGATGATAAGCGCCACCTCTGGCCCGATTTCTACCGCCTCATTGCCGCGCAGCGACCTCCGGTCGTTTTTGGCGAGCAGGTTGCAAGCAAGGACGGGCTCGCTTGGCTCGACGCTGTACAAGCTGACTTGGAAGAATCGGATTACACCAGCGAAGCAGCCGATATCTGCGCTGCGGGCGTCGGTGCTCCGCATATCCGACAGCGCCTGTATTGGGTGGCCCACGCCGACCGTGCAGGATTCGAACGGCTCAAGGAACAAAACCAGCTCGCGCCAAGAAGGATCAAAGCACCACGCCGGCACGACGCTGACCGACGCGGTGGCGCTGCATGGGCTGCCGCGGTCGCAGTGGAAGGCGCCGACCATACCCGGCGTGTACTGCCACCCGGAGTTCAGTTGCTGGCTGATGGGCTTGCCGAAGGCGTGGGACGCCTGCGCGCCTACGGCAATGCCATCGTCCCGCAAGTCGCGGAAACCTTCGTGAGGGCATATCTGGAATGGAACGCCGAAACTACTTCACCAAACTGAGCGCCGACGACGTGCGCCTGATCCGCCAGCTTCACCCGGATCTGAGCTATCGCGTGCTGGCGCGGAAGTTCGACGTAAGCAAACGCGCCATCGAGTCCATAGTGACGCGGCAGACGTGGAGGCATGTGGAATGAAGTGCTATATCTGTCTGACTGATTTGATCTGGGGCGGCGATGACGATGCAGAAGATGACGGCGATCACGACATCGTGACGAGTTTGTCGTGCCCAGAGTGTGGTGCGTTTGTCTTGGTGTACTGGAGCCAGAGGGAGATCGAACGATGACCGACCCCCGCCCAACCATGAAGCACGCGATGTTCGACGCCTTTTCGGAGATGAACAGCCTGTCGAAGTACGACCTCTCGACAGGCACCGGTCAGCGTGGAGCGCGTGTCGCCCTGCGCAGGATCGAGATGTCGCTGGACCAGTTGGTTGAGCAGGCGCGGGAGATGCGGGCGTTTATTCAGAAGATGGAGACGACTATCGAGTAACGCCCGCCTTCTTCTCGTAAGTCCTGAGCCCGCCGATACCTAGCAACCCCGACACGACGACCCAGAGAAACTCCATGTCGATGTCGGGCAGCGCGGGCCAGCCGTTAATCAGCGCCACCCACGTCAGAAGCGGCTTCGCGACGCCGACGTAGGCAAACGCCGTGCCGCCCACCCAGCCGAAGAACGGGCGCCAGCCTGCGACCCAGATGCTCGGATGCTGCGCCTCGCGGGCGTTGATCTCGAGCTGGGCGATCACCTGCTTCAGTTCGCCGTCCATCGCCAGGCGCAAGAACTCCGCCTCCGCCTGGGCGGCTGCGGTCTTGTCCGGGAACAGCCGCTCGATGATGCTTTTGCCGACTTCGAGGACGGGAGCGAGAAGGAGAGGGTTCATCTGCACCTCGTAGGGCCGGACACCTGCGCCCATAACGGCCAGGGGAGGAAACCAAGCGCAGGGCCGGCTGACCCGATCATACGGGAGGATACGCCTTGCGGTCGAGCTCGAAGTGCGGGCCGTCCTTGAGCGTGCGCCAGTCGCCGCCCCAGACGATCATGACATTCAGCTCCTTCGCCGCCAGCTTCATCGTCGCCGCAATGCGCTCGTAGAGCGGCCACGACCAGTCCACCTGCCCGTCAACGTAAGCGCCGAGATCCACGGCGTGCCCGGTGATGTGCCGGCTGTTCATCGTCTTGGACGCGCCCGCCGCCACCAGCGTTTTCTGCCGGTCGGTCGTGCGCAGTCCTTCCAGAACCGTGAAGTCCACCGACGTCAGCTCGATAGCCCGCTCGACGACGCGCACAAGGTCGTGATGCACGCCTTGCAGGCGCTCACGCGAGCGTTGGCCAAGCTGGTAGCGCATCAAGTCTGCACGTACTCGCAGTCGATGATGTTGCCCGTGGTCGTCGCGAGCACGGTGGCGGTGAAGATGTCGCGCACCTCAATCGTAAACGTGACAGCCTTGGCTGGCGTCGAGCTGTTAGCCACAACCGTCCACGCCTGCGTCGGCAACGCTGGGCTCATCAAAACCCACGTATTGACCACGCCTGTCGAGAACGAGCCCGCGGTCGGCGTGATGCGCATCTGGTAGTTCGCGCCGATCAGCGCCGTTGTCGGTGAGTAGTAGCCCGGGTTCGGCGTAATGTCGCCATCGATGGTATTGCCGTTGCCGATCACGGTGAGCGTGCCGTCCGTGTTCGCCGTCATAGTCACGGTCGAGGAGCCAGACGCCGCCAGGCGCTCGTTAGTCGAGGTGAAGCGGTTGAGGAAAACGCCCGTACCGCCACCGCCACCGCCAATGGTGGCGCCCACCATTCGCGCGGCAAAGCTCACGAGAAGTCCTTCAGGAGCGTGGCGTACCAGAAGCCGGTTGCCGCCATATACGTCGCCACCAACAGGTCGACATCGTTAGCGCCGGTCGAGAGTACGCCAGCGCTCGCGCCTGGCCACTTGAACGTCGCCGGCCACGTCATCGTCCTGGTCCCGGTCGCGTCCTGCGTGATGAACCAGTTGAGGGTCTGCCCGTCCTTCAAGTTCGAGAACGTCGGCGCGGTCGTGACGTTGCCCGACATCGTGACGGTGAAAACGTTCGAGAGAGCGCAGTCGAGCGCCATCGCCGTCGCGCTGAACGTCACCGCCACCGGCGTCGTCTGCGCATTGCCCGTGATGGTCGTGCCGACGATGGTCGGATTCGTCGCGAACACGGCAGAGCCGGTGCCCGTCTCATCCGTCAACGCCGTGCGCAGGTTGGCGCTCGAGGGCGTTGCGAGAAAAGCCGTCACGCCTGCGCCGGTGCCGCTGATGCCCGTTGATACGGGAAGGCCCGTGCAGTTGGTGAGCGTCCCCGACGCTGGCGTGCCGAGCACAACCGCCGTCAGCGTTTTGTTGCTGAGCGTCTGCGTCGCGGTTGTCGTCACCACGTCGCCCGAACCGCTCGCCGCCGTTGCCGCCGAGAACACGAGCGAGCCCGTCTTGTCGAGGACGCGGATCGAATAGTCGCTGTTGGCGAAGAGCCGCGCGGGCGAGCCTTCGTACACCGGATACCCGCCCGACGTGCGGATCGGCTGCGATGCAAGCAGCGTCAGCGACTGGTTGAAGTACACGTTGATCGGGTTCGCCACCGGGTCGAGGTTGGCGGTGCCGATGTAGATATAACCATCCTCGAGCGCCACGCCGTCGTCGTCGGTGAAGAGCGGGTAGGGCGATTCGACTAGAAGTGCGGGCATTTATTCGGTCTCCTGTTCGGGCCGTCCGGCGGTGTAAAGCGCCGCAGCCGAAGGCATCGTAATCACGTTGGCGATAAGGCGAGCTTGGCTGTCCTTCAATGGCTGGCCTTCCATTGCGCGCCTGATAAGCGTCAGAGCGTCCCGCGCATTTTGCCCGCGGATCTGCGTGAGCACCTGCGTCATTTCTTCAAAAATCCCCGAGCGGCGCACGGCTTCGGCCTCTTCGGTGGCGCCCGTGATTGCCCGCAGAACCAGTTTTGAGGTCTGCCCCGGCTCGACTCTTTTAAGCGACTGCAATATCCCGCCGCTGATGATGTTTTCAACCTCGCCGATGACAGCCTGGCGTGGCGCGGTTTTGGAGTTCATCGCAACGGCAGCGCGCAGCCGCATGGCGGCAATACCATCCTCGATCTGATCAATGATAACCTTCGACTTTTCCGCACCTAACACCGTTCTGAGCTTGGTGTAAGCGGCTTCGCTGCTGAGCTTCTTGATGACGTTTCGCAGCTCTAGGGCGTCCACGTTAGGATCGCTCGCAATCTGAGCAATATTCGACAGCTCTTCGTCGATTCTTGAGCGCAGGCCGCGGGCAAGCTCTTTGCGCTGCCCAGGATTCAGCTTTCTGACTTCTCGCGCAACCTCTCCCCGCGTCATCTGCTTGTCGATCAGATCGAAACCCAAGTCGATCGCTTCTTGGCGGCGGATCTTGTCCTGCCCCTTGCTCAACGCATCTGCGTATTCAGGAACCTGATCCTTCAGAATGTTGCGAATACCAGGAGCGCCAGTGCTCTTGCTTTGATAAACCAGACCTTTAATTGCGTCTGCCTTTTGGACATTGCCGCTGGCACGCAGGCTTTTCTCAAGATCATTGAGGCGGCGAGTCATGTAGTCCAATTGGAAAACATCAGGCGGCTTTTCAAAAGTCACATTGCCGTCAGCGTCAACGATCATTTTGATTTGGCGGTTTTCCTTGCCTGCCGCAATCATCAACGCATTCGCTTCTTCAACGATATTAGGGTCAACAGATCGAACTCTTTCGACAAGCCTTTCAAGTTCTTGCCCGCTTTCGTTTGCGTAGTTGATCGGCTTGTCGAATGCGGCTTTATATGCCTCATCCCTTTCCGCTGCCGTCTCTTGCGCAATGCCAATCTTGATATCTTCAGGGTCGAGCGGCTGCCCCAGCTCCCTGTCGAACGTCTCGCCGAGATTGCGCATTGATTGCGTAACGCGCCCCTCGACGGCTGCGCGGCCCGCATTCATTGCCGCAGGAGATCCGGCCATCATCGCGTCAAGAACGGCTGCGGAACCTGCGCTGATGTCAGCCAGCATTGCGGGGTCGCCGATGCGTTGCAGCACGCGATCTGCGTTCTCAAAATCCTCGAACTGTAAATATGCCTGCAATGCGCGAGCGGTGTCTCTGTCTACTGGGCGTCCGAGGTTCTGCTCAAGAGCCCGCTGCGTCGCAGCAACATCGAGCCCCTTATATCGACGAACAGCCGCCTCGATGGCGGCTTTTCCGCCAACAGCGGCTGGACCAAGCACGCCCCCAATAGTGCCGCCCGTCGTGGCTCCAGTGATGGCTGGAGAGATTCTGTCGCCCTCTTCGCCTTCGCCTGCGCCGTAGATTGCGCCTTCAACAGCGCCGCCAGCCGCCCCAGCCCCTGCTGCGACGGTTGCCTGAGAAAGCCGACTACCGCGTTGAGCCATTGTCAAAAATTTAGGTACTTGTCCAACCAAGCCCACGCCGCCAAGCGACGCGCTAAGTCCGCCTGTTAGCTCTGCCGCCAGTTGCCGCCCCGGATATCGAGCGGCAAGCGCTTCAGTCAGTCGGTTGTATCGCTCGCCGCCGCCAGGTACGACATAGCTTGCCGCTTCGTCGCCATAAGATCCGACAAACGGAACGCCACGCTGCGCCGATGCAGCAATTGCGCCCGCCATCTGTCCTGGCTCGTTTAGCAGCGCCTTGTTACGAGCCGCCATCACCGCCTCGTCGATGCTCTTGCCGGCCTGAATCTGCGCGATGAACTCGGGGTCGGTCGTAGAAAACGACGGGCTCGCGAACGACACGCTACCATCAGGCGCTCGAACGAGACGACCGCCTCCAGGAACCTCTTGAAGCGTGGCAAAGCCTTCGGGAAGTGCGGACGGAGCAGGAGAAAGACCGTATCTTTCTCGAATTGCCTGTTGTGTGGCTTCGTTGGCGTTCACATAGTTCGGATCTTGCGCCGAGTAACGCTCAAAAATAGCCTGCTTCGTCGCGGCATTGGCGCCGGTATAGTTCGGATCTGTCAAAATTGAGCGTAAATCAGCCATATCTAATGCTCACTGTTGCAGAAGCGGGTTGTTTGGATCGACATTATCCGCTGGAGCCGCAGGCATCCCTACCACGCCGGAAACAGTTGGCGGCGCGCTTTGCTGATTCCTGTATTTTTCCAGCGGATTGGGGAGCTGATTAATCATCTCTAACGCCTTGAACGGCGTTATCTGCCCGCTTCTCGCTTGATTCGCAATTTCTCCAACCTTAATGTCGTGCGCAGCCACGGCCTTAAGATCTTGCATAATCTGAAGCTGGCCCTCTTTCGTTCCCAGCAGCTCTGGAAGCGCCCGCTTGTAAAGCGCCATGTCCGAGTCGCTGGTTGATCCGCTGCCTGGTGGGCGTTGCATCGGTATTAAACTGGCGATCAGCGCGTCGATTTGTTGATACTGCGTAGCTCCGGGAAGGTCGATGCCAAAACGAGAAAGCGCCGTGGAAAGCACGCCCTGCGCACCGGTTTTCACGTCCGCCGACCTGAACGCCTCCTCTAGTTGATTGAATTTGATGGATGCTCTTGACGCTTGCAGCCCCATGTTTGACAAAGTTTGGAACTGCTTTGCTAGGTCTGCCCCCGTTTGTTCTAAGAACTTGGATTCTCGCTTATCCTCGACTGTGACGTTAACGTCGTCGCCGCCGCCAATTTGGCTGACTTTGCCTTTGCTTGCTCCGCCTAGCGCGACTTGGTAGTTGCCAGGCGGCAGGCCTTTAGCGGCAACCTCTTCGGCGGTAAGCGCGCGATAGCCTTCTTCAGCCCCGCCAACGCCCGCCTTCTTCAACGCATCCGCAATCGAAGAAGTCGCTTCCGGGTCCATGACAGCCAGGATCTGCATCATGGATGCGTATGCGGTGTTGGGATCGCGCTCAAGCGCCGCGTTAATCATCTCAAGGTTCGAGGTATCGCCGCCCGCTTCGGCGGCTGCCTTAATCTCGTCGTCGATGATGCTTTTTGCGATGTCAGTTCTGCCTGATGCGACTGCGCTCAACGCGCGTGCTGCGCGATTGAACTCGCCCTTTCGCTGCTCTGCCCCAAGCGCCCGGTAATCCTGCATCAGCGCCGCGCCCTGCTCCGGGTATTTGCGCGCAAGCTCAAGCGCGCCCTGCGGCGTCGGGTTGGAGTAGTAGGCGGAGGCGTCGGCCTTGTACTGCTCGGCGAGCTGTTCTTGCTCGCGCATCTGCCGCTGCTGGCGGAATACTTCGCCGATCTTTAGCCCTTCGACCAGCGCCTGCGCTGGATCTTGCGGAGATAGCCCCATCTGCCCGAGGTAGTCGATGGGAGCCGGCATAGGATTGATGGCCATTGTTGGTATCCCTTACAAAACGCCGAAGGTTTGTCCGGCAAACGGGTTAGCAATCGCAGAAAACCCACCGGCAGCTCCTGGCGCTGCGCCAGCCGCCGCGCCACCAGCGGCCCCGCCGCCAAAAAAGCTCCCCAAACCTCCCATAGCCGCAATGGTGCCGCCAATTTTTAGGAGATTTCCGAAGGCCGCTCCTTGCGCTTGACCTTGAGCAATCTTGCTTCCGGCCGTTGCGGCGCCCTTCCCGAGCAGAAGGTTCGAGACGTTCGTGCCCGTGGTCAATCCACCTTCGCCCTGAACAATCGCGCTCGTCCTGCCGATGTCGGTCAGCCCTTCGAGCTGCCCGTACCGCTGCTCGATAAGCCTCTGAAGCATCGCGGGCCGGAACTGTCCAAGCGCAGCCTGCACATTGCCGCCTCGCAGCCCGCCGGTGGCGCTTGCCTGCTGGAGAATCGCCTCCTCGCCCTGGCGCGCAAGAGCCTCAAGCTGAGGAGAAGCGGCGATGGATTCAATCGCAGCCTGCTCGGCCTCTGGGCCGCGCAGACCTGCCATCGCCATCTGCTGCTCGAGAGCCGGGACGCCAGCTTGCACATACGGAGACATCAGCTTGATCAGCGCATCGAACTGCCGACGCTGCTCCTCGATGCCAGCCTGCGCCGCTTTCGCCTGGATCTTGCCCGCGCGCTTGCCTGCGCTTGCCGCCGCAGACGAGCCGGTGATATCGCCGACAACGCCGCCGATTGCCTTACTTATCGCGCCCATGACATCGCCTCCCATTCGGGTCGGGTGATCCCCAAGACCCAGACGCCCTCTGGAGCGCCGTTGTATGAAAATGCGTCCCGCCGGAATCCCTCGATTCGGAATCCCAGCCGCAGACAGTAGTTGCGCGCCGTGAGCATCGACTCGAAAACGTAGGCGGTGACGCGCTGGACGATGGGCGAGTCGTTAAACGCCCAGTTGATGCAGGCATGACCAAGAGGACGCGACGACTTCAGCGCTCGGCGCAGAAGGAGCGAGTGCAGCTCGGTCTCGGTGTCGGAGTATTCAATCGCCATGAATGCGCCTGCAAAGTCTCCATCGACCCACGCCGACAAGTATGTCACAAGCGGGTGCGTGATTGGAGCGGCAGCGCCGTAGTCGTGGCTCAAGCGTTGAATGTACGGATCTGCGTAGACCTCGGCGAGCTGCTCCGGCGTGATGCCCTCGGTAACGCAGCAGATCAAGACGCCTCCTTCCCAGAGACGCGGATCACAATTGTGCTGGCAATGCTCGCCACCGCCGAGAGCTTGGCGCCAGGCGACAGCACCTGCCCGACGATCTCGGGACAGGAGTAGCTCTCGCCCTGCGCGAGATAGCGCAAGGAGACGAGTTGGTTTGCCGCGCTTGCCGTTCCGCTCGACGGAACAATATTGATTGTAACGAACGCGCCCGACGAGCCCGAGTTGTTGAGCGTCACCGACAGGATGGTCGTCTTGACGCCGTTCGCGATGTACTGATTCGTCTGGATATTCTCGACGTACTTCGACTCGACGAGGACGGTATTGTTAGTCGCCATTACTGTTGCACCTGCAAGAAAGTCGCGACGGCGCTCGGCGCCGCTGGGAAGTTGGCGGTGGCGACGATGGGCGAGAGACTGACGTTCAGTCCGCCCAGCACGCCGAAGCCGACCTCGATGTAATCGTTCGCGGCGAGCGAGAAGAACTCGGTGAGCACAAGCGCCGTGTAACCGTTGTTGATGTTGATCGACTGATAGCGCGCGCTGTTAGCAGAATCGACGCCGTTTTTCTTGAAATAGGCTACCGCCTCCCGCGCTGCTGCGACCGTGCAGGCGAACTGAAGCGTTACGGCCACCTGGTAGAGCCCCGACGCCGGCACGACCAGCCTGCTCGACGGCGAGCCGATGACGACGCCGTTGCTGATCTCGGTATTGTCCCACGTCACGAGGTACTCATCGCCTGCGACGGCGGGCGTCTGCGTCGTCGTTTTCGTAAACTCGCCGTAGTATTCCTGCAAGCTGATAGTCGGTCGGACCATAAGCTGCCCGATTGTCGTGCTCGCGTACAGTACCGCCGCGACCGAGATCACGTTGTCCGGTGCGGTGGGTTTTGAGTTGGTCAGCCCGCCCACGTTATCAGGCGACGCCCAAAGAATCTGACCGGTCACCCACGTCTCACCGTACGGCGCGCCTGACGTGTTGACGCCGACAACGCGCCCGTAGAGTGTGACATAGCCCTGCGCGCTTGGCTGGATGTCCTGCGTGGCCAGCCCGACGAAGTACAAGCTGTCCGTCCCGCCATCCGCCAGGTAGGGCGCGACCTTGATGCGATTGCTGCCGTTGGCGCCCGCAAAGCCGACCGCGGTGCCCTTCGGAATCAACGTGGGCGTGCCGTTGAGCACGATCATGCGGATAACCGTGCCCTCGCGGTCGTTGATCATCTGGATCTGCGCCAGCGCCGAGTCGGCGGACGCTTGAGCGTTGTCGGCGGCGTTTGACACCTCATCAATGGTCGATGGCGAGGCGACTTCCGCCGCGTCGAATAGCCCTTCGAACGCCTTGATCTGCTCCTGGTTCTTCAGGAACGTAGCGAGCTGATCGCGCGTCAGCCGCTTGATGAGTTTGCCGGTGATGGCCATCAGTACGCCAACGGCTCGAGCGTCGCCTCAAGGCGCGCAAACGCCAAGTGCGCGTCGCTGTCGCCTTGGAAGCGCTGCACACGCCAGTTGCGCATATGCCCCTGCTGGAACCAGACGAGGCGTTTCGTGTAGTTGCCGACGGTGCCGGCTTGCACGACGCGATCTTGCGACCAGTTGAGTCCGTCGACGCTGTAACTCGTCGAGATTGGCGGGTTCTTGCCGAGGGCGACGCGGCCGGTGAGCGAGACCAGCTCAAGTGCGTTGAAGAGCGCGCCGCGCGAGTCGTTGTAAACGATGCGGGTCGCGAACTCCCAGCGCACTTTCGAGCCCCAGTGCGCGCTCGTCGCCTGGTCAAGATAGCCCACCGCCGTTGACTGCGGATCAGCCGTCAGCCAGCGGTCGTACGCCCACACAAAGCTGCGCGCTCGGTACTGGGCGTAACCCTCGATGGTCGAGGCGAGACAGAACCAGACCGGCACGCCCGCCGCCTGCGAAGCCGCCGAGTCATAGACCAGCGTTCGGTCGGGCAGATGAATGTAGAGATGCTGGTGGCTGCGGTCGTTGCGCGCCTCGAGCTTGACGCCCGCAAGCTGCGTCTCGGTGTAGTCGAGCAGCAGGTCGTCGATCTCCTGCGTCGAGATCTTCGTGGCGGTCGCATTCACGCCGAGATAGATGCCTGGCGCTTCATTCCGCCCGCTGCCGAGAAACGCGATCGTCTCAACATAGACGCAGCAGGCGTGCGTCCCGACGACGCCCTTTTGGATCTGCGCGCCTTCGATGCGCTGGAACGGGAAGAATTCCGAGCCGACGTTCTCGAACACCTCGATGGTGTTGCGGTTGAGAGCGTAGATTTCGTTGCGCAGCTTCAGAAGCGCCACCACGGGGTCTGGGTCGATCTCGGAGCTGCCATACTTTAGCGGGTTGACGGCGGTGGGATCGGTCAGCTCGGTGACGACTAGGCTGGTGCCGTCCGTCGTCATGAAGTAGCCGTCAACCCAGACGACATCGAGCACAAC